ATAAAGTAAAAAACAAACCAACCTATCATAGGTAGTTGCAAAAATATATCAGGGGTAATTGCATTTAAAGCTTTCCAGCCATATCTTGCAGACATAGCCATATAAAAAGTCATTAAAGCAGCTTGTACACCTTGTTCTTTATTCATCTCTGAATAATGATTGTACATCAGATAAGCAAGTATTATCCCAATAATAAAACTGATTACCCATTCTTTTATAATAGTCTCTTTCTCTTTTCTTATACGTAATAAATTACAAGAGCTACAAATTGGAAGCGTATATTTAGTAGCACACTCTCTGCAAAGTCCTCTTCCACAATCTATACAAGTACCTACTACAGGAGTATCTGTATGATTATAACAATTCATATTGTTTGTTTTTTCAAAATTTCTAATAAAGTTGTTATTTGCTCTTGGCTTGTTTTAAGCCTTTCTGTAAGTTCTTTATGTTGCTCAATAATTTTTGATATATCTTCATTTGAAAAAGAGATAGATATATTACCATTACCAGTAATATTATTACCAATTATACTGTTGGTTGATTTTATGTTAGAATTGTCTATGTTCATATTTTTAATAATTTCTCCTTCCCCTGTCTCTATCCAATCAATATTTATAGAATATTCTTTTTCTAATTTCATTTTTATAGAATCAGACACTCCTACTCCTTTTTTTTCTCTGTAAATATCACTTAGACTTCCCTGTTTTATACCTAAAGCTTTTGCAAAATCAGCTTGTGAGTTGAAAGATAATTTTTTTTGTATTATCTTAAGTCTTTGATTTTCAGTCATAACATAAAACTTTCTATAAAATAATTAGAATTTTCTATTAAAATATTTGCTTGTTTATAGATTAATCTATACATTTGCAACCAAAATGTAAATATATTCATATTTAAAATATAAACGTATTCATATTTAAAATGTAAATATAAAATAATCGGCAAATATATAAAATTAAAATGAAAGTTAGCAAAATTATTATCGAAAAAATACTGAACGATAACGAATTCAGTATAGAGCTCGCTAAGAGGCTCGGCAATCAGCAGCAGTCTGTACTAGGATTAGCACGGCGTAATAGCCGTAATCTTACCCTATGGGAGGCTGTTATGTTCTATAAGGAGCAAGGCTTTACAGAAGAGCAAATCTTTGAAAAAGACCCTATATGTACCATAGAAGAAGACCCTAATCAGTTGAAAATTGATTTTAAAAACTAATAATATGAAAATAGAAGCAAAAGCATTACTTACCGTTATTAGGTTCTTATACAACAAGAATATAAGTATTGTAACAGATATCTATATAGGTAAAGTTCCTAATACTATAGTAGCTCATCTAACCGATAGAGCGCAAAGATACCGCACGCAACACAATAACAATGAGCTTGGCTGGATAGACTTTATCCGTAGTCTCGACACTGAGAACCTTAATATATTGGCTGAATATGTTTTTAACAATAAATAAATAATACTATGGAACTTATAAACAATACAGACCCAACTATAAGAGAGCAGCTTATAGATATACAAGCTAAAATCGTTAAAGTATTAGCTTCTTTACCTACTGAGTTAGACAAAAATATACCTATAGAATTACCTAAGGATAAAGAGCAAGAAAAACCTATTCAAAAAAAATATGTTTATGGTATCAAAGGGCTTGCAGATATATTAGGCTGTTCTAAAACACACGCCCAAAATATTAAAAACTCGGGACAATTAGATAAAGCTATCATTCAAAACGGGCGCAAAATAATAATAGATACCGAACTTGCAATCTCACTATTCCAAAAACGTTATGATTGACCCTTATACACCTGTTTGGCAATTAACTATTGGTGAGCTAAAAGCTGAACTTATGGAAGAACTGCAAAAACAACTCATCTCATTTCTGCCAAAAAACAAATACGAATATGGTATAAAAGGATTAGCCAAAATATTGGGCTGTTCACGAAATACAGCAAGTAAAATTAAAAAATCTGGAATTTTAGATGAAGCTATATTTCAGAATGGTAAAATCCTGATTATAGACCGTGAAAAAGCATTAGAATTAATTGATAAAAACAAAGTATCATAATGGAATACATAGATTTAATAAGGAGGTTTTGGCAAATGAATTATGAGTTTCCTCAGAATTCATCTGTTACCAATGTCTATCTATTTTTATTGGAAAATTGGGACAAAAATAAAAAAACTGACTTTGAGTTTTCCGATACTGAACTATCTACACAACTTCGGTTAAGCCGAAATACTATTAAAAACGCACGAAAAGCCCTCAGAGATTTAGGACTTATTAGCTGTCGGATTGTCAACGGATTACCTGTTTGTTACAAAATAATAACTGATTATACTATCAATCGAAAAATAAAAGAGCCTGAAGCACCTACCCCCACTATAGTTGCAGAAAAAGAAAAAACACCTATCCCTATGCCAGTAGTTAAAAGTACCCCTGTGGTACCTAAAGCTCGAAAAGCTCCAGAGATACCTAAAATGGATTTACCACCTGTAGCTGTTCCTACTGTTGCCCCAGTGGTACCGGAACAAGTACCTAAGGCTCCAGAGATACCCAAAACAACTGAAAATACAAAAAAGGATACTCCTACTACTAAGGATATACCTACTTTTGATGAGGTGCTCAATTTCTTTAAAACCTTACCTAATTATGAGCCTTCCCTTCAAGAACATCTAAAAACAAAATACGAATACTGGGTAAATAATGGTTGGGTAAGTGGTTATAACAGACCTATTACCAATTGGCAGCAAACTGTAAAAAATACCATACCTTATCTGAGGTCTGATAATAAAAACATCTTTAATATACCAAATATAAAGAGACCAAAAGCAACTTATGATGAATAGTTCAATAGACATAGATATAGAAAAATACGTACTCGGTAGCCTTGTAAACGAACCACAGCTGATAGCCAAGTATTACAATATGCTAAGCGTTAGTCTTTTTTCTGCACCTGAGCACCAAATAATATACGATACTATCGTACAAGTTTGGAAGAAGTATAACGCAATGGATATAATACTACTCGGAAAAGAGTTTGAAAAAAACAAAGTATCACAACTAACTCAATATTGTATCGAGCTCTCAATGTTCGTAGGCTCTTCAGCCAATATAGAGCACCATATACTACTATTGGTACAAGAACAAGTGAAGCGTGACTTTATTATCAAATTCTCTACCCTACTCAATATGGCTCAAGGTGTTGAGAATGATATATTCGACCTTCGCGACAAAGCTTTCGAGTATTTCAATAACCTGTTTATTGATAAGTTTATCGAAAACAACCGTCAAGCCCGTGAGTTTCCTCAATTGGTCTCTGCTGTGCAAGAAAACTTTGAAAGTATACACAAAGGCAAACCAACAGGGTTACAAAGCTCTCTAAGTATCATCAATAAAGTATTAGGAGGTTGGCAAAATTCTAACCTTACCATTGTAGCAGGTCGCCCTGGTATGGGTAAAACTACTTTCTTAGTACAGCAAATTATTGATATGGTAAAGTACGGTTATTCAGTAGGCGTTTTTTCCTTAGAGATGTCAGACGAGCAAATCGCTACTAAAATCATTTCCAATTACACCAATATACCCAACTCTGCTATGCTTCGTAAAGGACTTAATGATGAGGAAATACAAAGGTATATATTGCTTAAGGATAACTTGGTAAATATGAATATACACATAGATGAAACTTCAGCTTTATCTATTGATAACCTTAAAACAAAAGCTAAAGCAATGAAGCTACGACACAATATCAATATACTCTTTATCGACTACCTACAGCTTATCACCTACCCAAAAGCAGGCAACCGAGAGCAAGAAATATCCTATATATCACGCTCTTTGAAAGGCTTAGCAAAAGAACTCAACATCCCTGTTATAGCTCTTTCGCAACTGTCACGCAATGTAGAACAACGAGCTGACAAACGCCCTTTTCTTTCTGATTTAAGAGACTCTGGAGCAATTGAGCAGGATGCTGACGAGGTAATATTTCTATACCGCCCAGAATACTATGGAATTGAGCGATGGGACAAAGAGTATAACAACGAAAACACCAACAATGAAGTAGAGATTATCATATCTAAGAACCGACACGGAGGCATACTTGCCGAGCGTTGCAGCGTCAATATGGCAACCTCAAAATTTACCGATTTAGTAACCTTTTAAAATCACAATTAATATGGAAACACTTATGTACATCATTGCCTTTATAGTAGTAGCAGCTATCATAGTAAGCGACGCTAATGAAATAATGAAAGATTAAATATTAAAAATAATCAATGAAAATAATAGACCTTTTCAGCGGAATTGGCGGCTTTGCTCTCGGTTTTCAGCAGGCAGGCTACCTATTTACCGAACACTATTTCTCAGAGATAAATAAAAAAGCAATAGCTAATTATAAACACAATTTTCCCAATGCCAAATACCTCGGAAACATTAAAACTATTCAGCCCGCAGACCTTGCAGGAGCAGATATTATTACCTTCGGATCGCCTTGCCAAGATTTCTCAATGGCTGGACGGCGTGCCGGGCTCTCAGGAGCTAAAAGTAGCCTTATCGAGTACGCAATTGCCCTCATTGCTTGCGTCCGACCAAGTGTATTTATCTGGGAAAATGTTAAAGGAGTCCTCAGCTCAAATACTGGCGCAGACTTTTGGGAAATTATCAAAGCGCTTACCAACATTGGGGGTTATACAATCGAATGGCAATTGCTTAATACAAGCTGGGTATTACCCCAAAATAGAGAGCGCTTGTACCTTATCGGACATCTTGCAGGACGAAGTGCACCAGGAGTATTTCCTATCACAGAAGATGATTGCCTTCCTACAACAAAAACGCAAAGTCAATCACAAGCCCAAATTAGTACCACACTCAAAGCCAATGGCAATATGAATGCAGATGATACTTATATTATACCTAAAAAAGCAGCTACACTAACCGCAGGTGGAAAGTCAGGAGGCTTGCACTCTGATATGACGGTAATACGACAGCTCCCACGAGGTAAAAATAAAGGCGCAGACCTAAAAATATGCCCTACTATATCGAGCAATGCCTTTCAAGAGAATAATCTACTGTGTGGCGTACGCAGATTAACAGAGATAGAATGCGAACGCCTGCAAGGTTTTCCGGACAACTGGACACAATACGGCAACTACAAAGGCAAAATAAAGCGCATATCAAAGACAAACCGCTACAAGCTAATAGGCAATGCCGTAACTGTAGATATAGTAGAACTTATAGCAAAACGATTAAATTTTTAGATATGAAGAAAAGAAAAGAAATAATTGATTTTTTAATTAAAGCATTTGTTATAGAAATAAATAATAAAAATATCCAAGAAATTGAAATAAAGTACAAAGAAGCAAAAAACTTTGTAATAAGAGAAATGATTTTTCAATCAATTTTCACAGGAATTGTTTTTAATAATTTGAAGTTTATAACCAGCATTATTGGTGAATATGGAAATATTCTTTATTCTATATTATTTATAACTATTATATCATTAATAGTAGTTTTAATTCTTTGGTCAGCAATTAATATATATGCATTATTAAAGTATAAATCAAAAATCAAGAAATACTATCACAATGATAACAACCTCAAAGATATATAACTATGGACAATTACACTTTCTTTATGCTGCTTATATTACTATTCTTAGCAATAGCCATACACAATATGTACTGCCTTAAAAAAGAGCGAGACGAGTTGCGTTATAAGTATGATTACTTAGTAACAGAACTATTAACAGAAATACTAAGGCGTATGAATACATCAAGCGAACCTTCATCAATGGATAGCGAAGGAGAAACGAAAAATAATCAATAATAACCTCATAAATGTAAATAAAATGATAAAGAAAACAATTTTAAATTTTGTACTTACAACATTTTTAGCTATTCTAGCTTATTCTGCTACTTTGTACTTTTCAGGAGTAATTGCATCTGCTAAATTTAATATAGCTGAATGGAGAGAAGAACTAAGAATTATAATTTCAATATTCTTTTTTGCTTTTATAATTGCCTATTCAATAGTGTCTTCCGATTATTTTTTTGGAGATAAGTAAATTACTAAAACAATTACAATATGAACGACAAAGTAAAAGATAAAATTGTAAAAGTCTACGAACTCGTAAAACGAGGCATAGCAGGAGAACAGCAATCAGCCGAGAAAATGCTAAACAAGTTGCTTGAGAAGTACAACATTTCAGAAGACGAACTTAATAGTATCACAGAAAAAGAGTATTACTTTAAGTACTCCTCTGATTTAGACCAATGGCTATTTATGCAGATCATTAACTACTTCTTTAAGGATAAAAGCTACAATGTTTACCGCATTAAAGGTGGTGGTGTAAAAGAATTTTCAATACAGATGCCCTACTTAGATTGGGTAACATTAGATAGTGCCTACAGCTATTTCAAAGCACATCTAAACCAACAATGGCGCAAACACGGCTTGCCAATAGTCAATCGTTGCCGAACTACCAAAAACAAAAACAAACGCCGTCAGGAAATGCAAGCAAGTTTTTTTTCGTTATACATAATTCGTTCAGGTATTTATCACCCATCACAAAAGAGCTCTTGTCGCCTTAGTGAGGAAGAAATAAAAAGACGAACTATCCTTCACGGAGTTGAGGGAGGCAAATACAACCAACAAGTAACTACTGGTCTATATTTAGAATAACATATGAAACTCTTGAATAAGCGAACCTTCATCGAAAGATAACCAAAGAATAATCACTAAATACTAATCATCAAATATCAAACTAAAATGAACAAAGAAAAAGAAAATTACCCAGATTGGCTTGTACCATTAGAGGTCGGCGAAAAACTCAAAGAAATAGGTTTTGAAGAGCCTTGTGTGTTTTATCACGATGAGAATAATACAACATCGCCTGTTGTTGTAACACCTAATTTTGAAGAAGAAAATTTATCATATGAGAATCGAAACTTACTTTCTCATCAGACTTCTCTTCCTGTTTGGACAGAAGTATTTACTTGGTTTAGAAAAAGGGGGTTATATGGTTTCATTACTTTTGATAACACTTATCCTAATTCAGTAAGTGAAACTTTTTCTTTTGAGATTAGAAAAATTAATCGCAAACTCATATACAGCTCTGAAGAGAATAGTACTGATGAGTTTAATTGCTATGAAGAAGCTCGTGAAGCCCTTGCCTTTAAATTAATTGAAATCTATAAAACACAAATAATAACCTTATAAATGTAAATAAAATGGAAAAAAAATCAAAAGAATTTAACCCTATAACTTTGAAAAAAATGGGACAAGAAAGTATAATTATTATTAACTTTTTTGTAACACAAGAATATACAAACCCACCCTAAGTATGCAGACTATAATAAAGTTTTTGTTTTCTGCAATACAGGTATGGAACGCCCCGAAACTATCGCCTTTCTTAAAGATATTGATTAACCCTAACTTTCGGTAAATATGAAAAACCCAAATTGTTAAACTATAAAAATGATTAAAACAATGAAATATTATTTTAAAACACAAAAATATTCTATTTGTAGAGAAGAGGTATATATACAATCTCAAGGAGTTGATAAAAATGGGTACGTAATTCCTACTTCTGCTTTCTTTGTAGTTTATATGTCTAATAATGATATGGAAGATTTCTATCATATACATATAACACCAGAGTTGAATTTAAGAGAAATAGACTTAGAAGAAATCACAAAAGAACAGTTTTATAAAGTTCTTAATGAAGGAGAGAGTTTTAAATCAATCTTACTTCAAAATTCTGAAATAGCCATTTTGGAATCAGCAAAAGACAAAATTTATAAAAGTATGATTAATATGTAAAAAAGACTTGATTATGTATTTTATAACAGAAAAAAACAGTGAAACTGGCAAAAAGTTTCAGAAGATAGCCGACAAATTAGATGTTTGCTTTGAAAATCAAAAAGCATTAGCCAAAAAATATGCTTTTACCTCGTGGAGAGGAGACCGCTGGGTAGTAGCAGGAGGAATATCATCAGTAATTTTCCCCAAAGGTGCTACTATAGACACCAAAGTATGGAAGCAAATCAAAGGGAAAGATGAGTATATGCCCCGATTGAATATAAAGCAAGGAAAAGCCATACAAGCCGACTTTGATCAAGCAATCACCGTTACAAAAGCCGAACTCAACGCCTGCATAGGTTGGGACGAAGGTTTTAGTAAAAGTATAGGATTTGACGGAACTAATGATAAATACTTTGGCTTTATCATTGATGATGATTGGACAGATATTATCATTCCTAACGATTGTGCCGAAGTAACAGCAACTAAGTACCGAGAACTTTTTAAAAGATAACCTTCACCCTTATCGAGGGCGTGTATTTGAAGACACCCTTAAGGATTGCCTAAATATCGCTTACAACGAAATAAATATATTATAATTTTATCTTGGGGAAACTAATAAAAATACATTTTAAAATGGCAAAAGTAAAATCAAAATCAAAAAAAGAATACATATTTATTAAAGAAAAATATAAAAAAAACAAGTCTTTATTTGATGAATGGGAAAAATATGATAGTATTTCTAAAAGAATACTATGTTATTCGGGCAAATATAGCTACTGCGAAGTAGAATATATTAGGATAAAAGAAGAAGATGATATAATTGTAATTTCTTTTATTGAAGAAAAGATAAATGTATTTCAAAATTCAGAATTTGTAAGAAAAAAATGTAAAATGTTTATAAAAATAAACAATAAAGATAAAAAAGTAACTTACAATAAATGGGAAGATATACTCTATGAAATACGGCTCCTTATCAAAGAAAATAAAAGGAATGAAAAAATACTTGATTTACTTAGGATAGATTTTTTAAAACAGAAAAAGAAAAGTGATTATAGTAGAGTATTTACATATATATCCAATGCAAGCATATTAAAGAATTTAATGTTAGGAAAAATCACAAATGAAAAAGATTTATTTAAAGCTTACTTTAAATCACGATTCAATGGAAAAATAAATAAATTGCCATTGAGTAAAGCAAAAGAAATATTAGATAAAGAAGACAGTGATTTATTTTTCAGAATACTAAGAACCTCTAAAAATGCTCATATTACTATAAATAATTATGACACTATTATCAAATATCCTCATATAGGAGATTTGAGTTTGGAAGCTCATTATCTAAAAGAAAAAATCAACTACAATAGAAGCGTGAAATCTTTAAATGAAACACATTCAGAAATGAGCAATAGAACAATAGAAATTATAAAACAATTTTCTGAAATTGGAAATATAAATATTTATGAATTAAAAGAAGATATTCGTCCTAAATACAATGTTCATCTTTTACAAACAGAATTAGATTTTTTTAGAGAAGGACATATACAAAAAAATTGTATCTATAGTTATTTTGGAAATATTAAATATCCTCCTCTAATAAAAGATAAAAGAACAAAAAAAGGAATAGAAGAAGTTTCTTTCTTTTTCTCTTATAGAGAAGAAGATATTCCTATAGCAACATTAGAAATAGTATTTAAATGGGATTATCAAACTGGAAAATTTAAAGATTTTTATAAATATAAACAAGCATATGGAAAAAGAAATGTCCCATTAGAAACAATTCTAACAGAAAAAATAGAAAAAGATTTTGAAAAATACTATAGAGAGGTATTAACAAAACAACTTATACCCATAAATTGAATTTTATAGAACAATTAAAACAACAATAAATGTTTTTTTGGATTTTATCAATAAAATACGTACTTTTGCAATCAATTAATACTAAACATATAACGCTATGATAAAGAAAATCTTATTACTCACTATCGCGGCTGTATCATTTGCTGCTTGTTCAAAATCAGACAAAGACACTCCTGTAGACAACGGAAACGGGAGTAACGACAAACTTTTAGGAACTTGGGTAGGTACATACGATATTATCGCAGAAAAACCTGAGCAACAAGTTAGACTTGTAGAATTATTAAAAACACAACACAATTTAATGGAAAGAACTTTTAATATAAATTCCGAGTTCAAAAAGACACGTGCTGTATTTAGTAATAACAATAATGGAAATTACTCTTTCAAATACTTTGATGAAACAGGAAAGATTGAATATGGAGGAATAAACTACACAATTAAAGAGAATAAAATGATAGACATTGAAACTAATGTTCCTGTTAGTACTTATTCTTTTGAAGGCAACAATAAACTAACTTCTGAAATGCTTGGTTATTTTCTATTTACCATAGACGCTGAAAAGTCAGCAGATGAACTTAGTGCTGAAATCAAAAAACTAAATTTAGACGCTTCTAAGCCTACTGATATACAAAAAATCACAGAATTAACTAGTAAAATTCAGCAGAAAAACACACTAAAATATAAACTTAAGTGGTATCTAAATCGTCAATAAAAAAATCTCACCCCTAACAAATTGTTAGGGGTATTTTATTTGTGTTGAGTATATTTCTTGCTCCTACACTTGTGACACTTTTATATTTGTTACAATTATAACAAAATAAACAACAAAAAACAAGCAAAATGCTTGCGTAATTAAAATAGTTACCGTATCTTTGCAATGTAAAATTAAAACAAGTAATAACAATTCAAAAACACTTAGAAAATGACAACAACAGACAAAACATTAGGCTTACAAGAATGGGTGAATAACAATAACTTCACCACCGAAACATAGAAGACCGTGATGAGTGGTTAGAGTTAAGAGCATTAGACACCCCCGAACGAATCGAAACGTTCGTCGTTAAAGGTGAAGAGTTTGATGGGTATGCTCGATATGATGAAACCTATACAGTAGAGATTGTAGGTATAGCAGACCATCAAGGCGGTGAAGAGCAGTTTTATATGATTGATATTTCTCATCGCTAATAAAATAACAAAGCCCCTAACATTACATTAGGGGCTTACTTGTAAAATTAAAACAAGTCTAATGATTTAAAATCACTTAGAATTAGTGCAAAATTATAAAACTTATGAGCAATAGCAAACTTTTCGAATTAAAAATGCCTAAATTCTTACTGGCAGCAGAACCTTCACAAATGCCAAGCGGATTTCATTACATCTATTCACCTCACTACTTATCATTGGTATTGATAATTAGAGAGCGCACACAGCAGGTAATTCTCAATAATGAATTACGAAGCAAGCCACAGAAGTTATACAACTACAATGATAATGAGCAATTCAGATTGGTAGTACTGCAAAATAATATACAGCAAACAGGAGGTATCTTATCTCCAGAGATATCCGAAACGCAATTCTTAGATGAAGCGTGGCAATGGTATATTAATAACTTAGCAAAACAACAACAATAACTATGACACCACACGAAAAAGTAATATACATCATTCAGCAGTTAGAACTATCCGATAGCAAGGTAGCGCGTGCCATTCAGAAGAGCACATCGGCAGCAACTCACAAGCGAATGAGACTCAGAGACAACAAGTTTACAGAAGAAGATTATCAGAATATCAGAGCCTTTTACCTCGAAAAGCTTCGTAATATTGAGAATTTAGAAGAAGAAAACACCCCCTAACAGCTTAGCTTTAAGGGGTGTTTTATTAGCGTTTAAACGCTTTATAAACGTGTTCTTCCTGCTCTTGGGATATTTCTTTTTCTGCAGTCTTTTCAGCTGTTTTTACAACCTCTTTTGATACTTCATTCTCTTCTTTAGGACGCAATTTGAAAAACGTTTTGTTCTCTTCAGCTCGTTCTTGTACAAAGTCTATCTGCGGGGCGTTTAATCGTTCCTGCTTCTCTTGCTTGTATTGAGCAACGAGTCTTTCACGAATAATAGGCAACTCCTCTTCGATAGTCTTATCTAAAGCAGCTATTTTCTTTTCTGCAATCTCTTGTTGGTGCTGAAAATCGGCTATATTAACACCTTTCTTTGCCAGTTTTTCAATTACCTGCTCAATTGATTTTTGAGCCTTTTCTACTTCTTGAGCTCTAAAGGGTAGCCTTTCTTTCCAATAATCATCTTTTTCTGCCCATTTTTGCATATCTTCATAGCTTTTTTTCTCTTTTAAATATTCATCATATACTTTGGTATAATCTTCAAACTTACGAGAGATAAAGCCTAAATCGGCAGCGTGTTTAGTCTTCTCATTTTCATAGCGTTTTTTTAGTAGCTCTATTTCAATATTAGCACGTGTTTCAGGGTTGGTAATGATAGCCGTTTTAAGCTCTTGTGTATCTATATCTGATACATCAATAATATTAGCTCCATTTCTCATCGCTTCCATATAGCGCGACTGTTTATTTTGCAAAGTTTGTAGCATAAATACATCTATGCTATCATTAGTAAGCATATAGTTTATGCGTACATTTTCCCACTGGTTGCCTTGTCGCCAAGCCCTCCCCACTGTTTGCAGTACTGAAGTAAAGATTATCTTTATTTTTCCTGCATTAAATTTTTCTTGCATATCCAAACGTTGATTCTTGCTTGTAGCCCCTGTGATAATACCTACCTCATCAGCTTTATAGCCTATTTCATTTATTAAGTACTCTTTGAGTCTTGGAAACTCTGAAACACCCAACTCAGAATAGATAATTTGCCCCGCTCTGGGGTCATCGGATTTGTTCTGGCGTATTAAGTCCATAGTGAGTTTAATTTTAGGTGAGTTTTCTACAAATTCTTTAGTAGTAGGCTTTTTCCCTTTGTATTCTTCATACAGATAGGGTGAAATAGCAATTTTGCGAGCGTTAAGGATATGGGTTAAGATAGCTCCATCTTTAGTATCATCTAAAAGGAGGTCAAGAGTGTTGTACATTTTTTCGGTTAGTTTATTTTGCTCTATCTTGTACTCTTTATTGATACAATTAGGGCGTACTAACTTAGGATTATCCTCTTGACCTTTAATATCTATGAACTCTGAAAGAAGCTGCTGAAATAGGGCATTATTCTTAAACCTGCGCACATTGGTTTTAAACTTTACATCGCCTTTAGCATCAATCTCCATATCATTGTCAGCTTCCATAAAAGTTTCAAAAAATGTGTTTACATTAAAATACCCCGATTTCTCCAACCGCTGATTAGCAATAAGAGATAATACAGAATAATACTCTAATGGCTTATTAGTGAAAGGGGTTGCAGAAAGTAAAGTAACGTTGCGACCATCGTATTTTTCTTGTATATACTGAGAGGCTACCCACGTATTGAGCCCTAACTTTGAGGGACGTTGGTTTTGGCTACGGAAATCGGAGGCAAACCGCCTATCCTCGATACGTACCTTATCTACGATATGGTTGGCGTTGTGTACTTCATCAAAAGTAAGGTGGTCAAAACCAAAATCTTCCCAGTCGTAGACCTTACCTCTTTTCATTATTCCCTGCATTTTCCTTTCTTTGGCGTTAGCTAATTCTAGCTCACGCATCGTTTCATCGGAAACGCCTCCTGTAATAGGATTTTCTAAGCAATCTACCTCTTTTTTATTGATATAAGAGAATTTTTCGGCTAATCGCTGGGTGATTTCATCACTAAAACCAATATTCTGAAAGCCCTCGTAGGTAACTAAGGTTATTTCACGGTCTTTATTATCAAAATGAGATAGGTCGTAATCTTTACCAAGGTTACCTAACACATTTACTTTAGCATTAGGAATAGCCTCGTAGATAGTCTCCACCCATTGCTTTAAAATGCTGTCATTAGGTACAACTATAAGAGGGCGTTTGGCATTGCCTCGCTCCATAGCCTCGTGCATAGCAAGTATTCCTGATAAGGTTTTACCAAAACCAACTTCGTGGGCTAATAGTCCTACCCCTTTGGTCGTCAATCGTCCTATACCTGCGCGTTGCACCTCTGTTAGTTCTAAAGGCTTTCCTTTAAAGTTCTGGTTTATCTTAGAAAACAGCGGAAACTGTGAGTAGTCTGGGATGTGGAGGTTGTTGTATTTACGGTTAAACTCGTTTACAAAACTCTGTTTAAGGTCTTCAGAGAGTTCCTCACGAAGGAACTTCTGAAAGAGATTATTAGCTACCTCTTTACGACGTTCGCGTATCAAGGCATTGCGCTCTTTATCACTACCTGTTACTGCTTGGTTATCTACAAACTCTATGACCTCCCAAGAAGAAGAAGGTTCAAGGGCTTGTGAAGGTAGTTTTAATACAAAGTCTTTAAAACTTTCGGCTAGATTATAATTTACTTTAACTGTGTCATAACGCCTCATATATTGGTTATAAACCTCTTTTTCAACTTTCCCTAAGCTAAAATTATGCACAAATTCGTGGTTAGGTGATATAACAATATCTTCTAACTGCTTCTTAGGTGGCAAAACGCTTTCAAGTAAAACCTTTTGCTTGTTATACTGTGATTTCACTTCCTCATCGTCTAATCTGCCTGCAAAATCAATAGTCAAACGTTCTAATTTTTCGTATATATCCCCCTCTGCATAGTAAAAGTCGTGTATATACCTACCCTTATAATAGTTAGCATATTGTTGGTGCTCTTGATAGTTATTTAACTCACCATCATAATTAGTATCAGCAAAGGCTTTTACTTCCTCTGGAGTAATGTTAAGGCTGTTTTGCAAAGCCGTATCAACCACTTTATCATTCTTAACAAATTGGTATTTAAGTATTTTTTTGCTAATATCAGGAGTTGACTGCACCTTGTATTCGCCTGTGCTTTCTTCGGGTTGTTTTTTTTGCCTGGAACTCTTCTCTCCAATAGTATCAATAGTAGCTGCAACCTCTTGTGGCTTCTTAGGAGTATGAGCTTTAATGATATTATCAGCTTTTTTGGTGATATCGGTAAGCTCTTCCTTAGTAAATTTTGCACCTTTTCTTTCAAGTTTCTTCAATAAAGCAGCATAATTATCCCACTCAGTAATAACGGCTAATGATTTGAACTTAATATTTTGTAAAATTTTTATTGTCTGTCCTACTTTTTCTTTTGCTTCGGTCAATAAGTTATTGTATTCGTCCTCAGAAACAGTAGGAGCAGCTTCTTCTTTTTCTGCAATAGTAACTTTAGGAGCTGGTATCGGTGCACTATCAAAAGCAGCAAACATATCAAGCTGTACGGCTTGGGTACCTTGCTGTGCTTTTACTGATACTGATTGTACTTTCTGTGTAGCAAACTCTTGCAAACGTATAAGAGCATCGTCTAAGGTACCCTTTATATACTCCTCTTCTTGTCCAAATCTATTCTTTTTCTGCACTGACTCGCCCAATACCTTATTAGGGTTTTCTTGGAAATAGTTAGTTATATCGTGCGAAGGCTGTTGGCTATTCTTTTTGAGAATAATAATATCAGTGCCTATATTGGTAGCTTTGAAAGCTCCATTAGGCAAACGGTAGGCATCAGTAAGTTCTGCCCCTGTGAGTTTATGTGCTCTATTGAGCCAACCAGAAGGGAGCACCATTGCCAAGGTGCCTCCCTCATTCATTACATCGAGGGAACGTTTTACAAAATAATCTTCGTAACGGGTTATTTTCTCTTCTTCACCTAATCCTAAATATAATCCTCTGTGGCTACCATAAGGAGGGTTACCCACTACCAAATCATATTGGGGGGTAAAATCTTTTTTAGTACCATTATCAGTAACAAATTCCGTTTCAAACGAACGTAGGTTTATTTGTGTATCAGGATGTAGAAGTTTAGTTATTTTGGCTGTAGTATCATTGATTTCAAAGGCTGTTATATTAGTTTTTACCCCTAAATCGGTGGCAGCGTGTAGGAAATTGCCCATACCTACACTGGGTTCTAATATATTGATAGCAGTTTTGCCTTTAAAATTATCTTTTATAAGGTTGCGAACGGCATTTACAAGCTTTTCATCGGTGTAATATTCATCTAATACCCCTCGATTATCTTTGGTAATACCACCACTTTTGTATTGGCTAATAGTATCCTTTATCTCATCAGTGATTTGTACTCCCTCTTTAAGTTGTACAGTTTTATCATCAGCTACAAAAGTCAGCGAATTAACTAAATCGGTTATTTGTTGATTGCTGACTTTTGAGCTGTTAGGTTTGTTAGGTTTAGGTGTATTTAGTGAGGTAGGTCTTCCAGTTCCAGAAAGAAATGTCTCGCTACTTCCTTGAGGTCGGAATTGGTTTCCGTTAGAAATATCTGTTCTAACTCTTCCGCTTTCCCCTCCTGAAATAGGGTTTTGAGATGATAATACTTGCGGTTGTGTTCCTCTATCGCTGCCCATTTGGGATCCTCCTTCTCGTCCTCCCAAATCGCTCCGCTCTGTGCTGCTAAGTCCATTTCCAACATTGTTGCTGCCCACTGTTTGTCGGCTTGGGTTATTTCCGTCTTGCTGGGGTTGGCTTGGCGAGAGAGGTTCTCTAAGGTTTGGTTCAGATGATTGCTCTCCCACTGGCTTAGGTGAGGATACTCTGTCGGGTTCAGTTGTAATGCTTCCATTTTGTGAATTATTTTGTATGTTATTTTCAGAGGCAAATGTACGACTTTTACCAGAATTATGCAAGTAATTGAACACTTTTAAATGATAATCATTTAGGTCATTTATTTCTCCCTTGCCTATCCCATAATTACCTCTTTTATCTATACTGTTTTTCAGATTGTTAAGTACAGATTGAGTAGCGTCATCTCCTGCTTTATCACCGTCTAAAAAAAGATGTATTTTGCCTGTATAATTCTTAAAACGTTCTATAAAGGTACCTGTGTTGGTCACAGAGTTTAGTACTACTAATGTACGGTCGTTGGGCTTGCCGTTATCTTTAGCCATCTGCAGATAAGAAAGCATATCAGTCATACCCTCAAATACTACAGCTTCATTGCGTGTACCAGGGATAACTGTCATATCGCTTGCTCCTACTTTGGCTTTTATGTAGGGATTACGAATATCATAGCCTCCTGATTGGTTAGGTATCCCTATGCCAAAATAGTCTTTATTCTCCTTTATATTACGGTAATGTACCTGTTGCGTATACTGTTGTAGGATTTCTTTTGAAATACCTCGTTGGGCAAAGTATTCTAATAGCTTATCGTTATTAGGTACCACTATGTTAGTAATAACTGAATGCGGGGTATTAGAGTGTTGAGTAGGAGCTGGGCGGCGGTCTCTTGCAGTTTGAGCACTTTGGCTAATAGTGGTATTAGAAAAGTCCTTTAAGAAATTTACTGCTTCTAACCAATTTTTACCTTCCATTTGCATTACGGCTTTGATAATCTTCCCCCCTTTGCCTGCTTTGAAGTCATAATAGCCTTTCTCATCTACTGAGAATTTTTCATTATCAGTAACAAAATAATAATCGTGCCCTCTTTGACGGTCGAATTTTACCCTATTCTTCTGTTCAAGGTAGAAAAAATAATCGACTACGGAGGTATTCTCCACAATTTTCTGTACATCGTCTTCTGGAATATGTAGTTTAGCCATAGGAATAGGTTTTATTTGCGTTTTTTTATAAATTCATTAAAATCAAAAAGGTTTTGCGCTTCCTTATCCCAAGTATTGCGGGTAAGTAGCTGTACAGATATAAAAATATCTTTCTTTATATTGTACATATCTACTCTTTCTACACGCCCTCCGTACCTATCGCCCTCGTAAGGGTATATAGCATACGGCAGTAGGGTGTCGGTAGGGTGTACATAGTACATTGTAAGGTTCTCACCATCGTTAATACTGAAGCGCTTGTAAGACTTCTTAAACAGAATAGTATCGTTAATATCCTTCCGAAGATGAAATTTAGGTATCATCTTCAAGTTAAACATAGCTCCCTGTTCTTTTTTAAGAATAGGTACTGAAGGGGTTTTAGGTAAATCAGCAAACATAAACTGCTGCGTATTCTTATCTGTGATATTAAAAGCAAGGCTATCTTTGATAAGGTAGATATAATCAGTAAAGTCGGGTATATCTATATTAGGAACAAGCTCTACAATGGTATCTCCCTTGTAGTTCAGTTTAGATACTACTACTGTTTTCATATCATTCAAGCCATTAGAGGCATTGAAATAGATATTAGAGACTATATCAATACCTCCTTTTTCGGCTTTTACCTTTTCCTTTTTACCACAAGCCCAAAGAATAAGTGCAGAAAAGAGAAAAATGGCTTTTTTCATAGTGTTTAGTGTTAGGTATTATCGTGAAATACTCTGTTGGGGCACGTTATTTTTCTGAATATCCTCTCTCACTTCTGGTTTTACCAACTGGTTTTGCGTGGTGAGTCTATTCATTGAACTGTCGTAAAGATTAAGGCTTTTCCACTGAGGATTTAGCACGGCAAAGCCTTGTACTTGTCGGTTTTCGTGCATAAAGGTAGCCTGTGTGATATTGCCTTTCTCTAAATGCTTCTTAGTGCGTTCTCGCTGAATATCATCAGCAAATACCAAGTTAGACTTTTGCATAATATTGTCTACATCCACGCCATAGCCTTTGTTATACCATTCGTATTTGTAGTTACCATAATCAGTTTTTGGCTCTTTCATTTTGAGCTTAATAAAGCTCTCAGTACGTGATAATTCACCTGTTTCCTTATCAACCATATCGTGCTCTATTTTCACTGAGCGACCTTCGAGCAGATTAATAGCCTCTTTGGCAGTGATGCTATTTTCTTTCTGCACCTTGAAACTCTGCGAACGTTCTTCACCGTTTTTAGTGGTGAGGTTTGCTCGATAAGAGTTTAGGAATACGCCCCCTTGCTCGGTTTTAGCAATATTGAGGTCGAAGGTGACGGTATTGCCTTTCATAAGCTTGTCGGGGTGGTTATACTCAACACGTACAGTAGTTTTATCTTCTGGTGATAGTATAGCGTTTTCTAAGTCTTTATGCATCTTGGGGTCTTCGCCTAAACCGAGATATTTCACTTGGTTTTTGAGGTAGTTTAGTTGTGTAAATTGCTTTTCAGTGAGCTCACGTTCAGGATGAAGATTTTGGGCTTGCTGCTGTTCAATCTTGCCCCTAAAAAACGATATAGGATGTTCAATCTTGTCAATAATAGCTGCAATATTCGTTACATACACTTTATTTTCATCCTTACTTTGTGTGTAAGTATTGTCATCTACCATTTTTTCAACGGCTTTAATAACCTCTTCTGAGAAGTTCTGTTTTAAATCCTTATATGCCTTTATCTTGTCATACTCGCTATTTCCCCAATCGGCATTATAATTATCAAATTCTTGTCCTTCAGAAAGGGCATAGGCTTTTGCTAAAGGATAATACTCTTTAGGCATTTCCTTTAATTTCTGTTCGATTGTAGCTTCAGTAGCTACTTTTTGTTCTGTTGTTTCCATTTGTTTTACGGTGTTTAAAAAGTTATTAATCTTGTTTTCTAATTTCTCTTTTGCGTCCTTTGGTAATACTTTTTCAAATACTTCCTCAATAGAGTTTGCACCTTCTCTCACAGCATTTTTATCTATAAATTCTTTCTCTTCAGGAGAAAATGAGAGATAGACTTGCTTGAGGCTGTCCATTTTTTTAGTATCATTTTCCCAAGCTAAATCACTTATAAAGCTATTGAGAATGCCGGTATCTAATTTTTTTTTAGGAGTATTCTTCTCTTCTATTGTAGCTTTAGTAGCTACTTCTTGTTCTGTTGTATTCATTGTTGTATGTTTTAAAAGTTATTAATCTTTCGGTTATCCTTCGCTTATCCTTCGGTGAAGGTTTGCTTATGGTAAGATTAGAGTTCTTACCTACGGAAGCCTCGATGGCGCTGTTGTTCTTGTTCTTGCTCTTGGGCTTTTTCTTCGCGGTGACGATTAGCATCTTGGTAGAGGTCATCATCATTAACATCTAAGCGAAGCTTGGTTTGCTGTTGTTTTTGCGATTGGCTTTCGTTAGGGGTAGCATCGTCTACGGTGCTAATGGTTTTGGAAACGATATTTAGATTATTAGTAATCTCTTTGCCAATCTCTGGGAACTTGTCAATTTTGTCTTGCAGATAGCCTTTGAGTTTTAGCAGCTCATTTTTGAAGCGGTTGCTCTCTTGTATATCTTTTTTTTCTGCAACTATAGCCGCTATTTTCTCGGTATCTTTGAGCAGGTCAAGCTCTGTAACTTGTTTTGTTTTTTGGTCGTAGATAAAGGCTTTTTTCTCTATATCTAACGCCTTGCTATTAGTAAGTTCGGTAAGCTCACTATATACAATCTCTTTTTGACTTTGCTTTACCAACTCGTCTATAGTACGGTCGCGTTGGTAGATATTGACATTTAAGCGTTTATTATTGTCCGTTAAGAGGAAAATAAGACGGTCTTTGCCATTGTCGGCAATCATAGCGTGTCCTTTAAGGAAATTTTCTATATCCTTTTCTGACAATTTCTTAGAGAAGGTATTATCATCGGTCATAATACCATACTCTTTTAGTTCGGATGTGGGCAAATTCTCATTCATACAATTGTTTCTGCTTTGTTTTTATGATTATTTCTTATATTTTTCTTTACAATAATAGCTATTCTAAGTATTGTGTGCCCTACTAACATACCTGTAAGTAAGTTTAGAAAGGCTATGAACTTAACCATACGAGATAACTCGTGGGCTAACTGTGCTTCAAAGTCTGTTACCAAAGGAGAGTTATCAATATTGCATAGTTCCACTACGATGTACTGATTGAAGCAATAAATAGCCGTGAGTAGTATTGCAAGTATCAATATTAATAGGACTGTTTGGATGATTTGGATACGCTGTTTTGTCATTTTTTCTTGCTGTTAAATTGGAATGCGGGTTTTAGGTCTTTATCAAGTACTAAGTAAGCTTCAAAGTCGCTACCTGTTTTGCTTTTGAAGCCTTTTATAAGCGAGGTTTTTCCTTTCTGCAATAAGTCCTCGATATTCTTGGCGGTAAGCTTCTTATGGGCTATCTCTTTCCAAATACTATACTTGCAGCCGTTCTTATAATCATTGCAGCCATAACTTTTCTCGTATTCGACAATCTGCCCTTTCTTGCAAGCTGGACAAGTGCCTAAGCCCTTGCGGGTACTGGCAGTAATAGCTGATTGCAGAGAGAAAATCTGTGCAACTGTACTCTTAACGTAATCGGTAAGGCGATTGTAATAATCGGTTACAGAGGTTCTACCGTCTGCTACTTGTTTTAGCTGATATTCAAGGCGGGCAGTTTGGGCTACATTGACTACTTCAAGGTCTTTGATAGCGTCGTAAAACTGTAAGCCAAGTTCGGTAGGAATATATTTGTTCTTCTCGAAAGCGATATACTTGCGTGTATTTACTAATACTTCGATGATACCAGGGCGAGTGCCTTTGGTGCCAATTTCAAGCCCTTTGAGGTCAAACTCACTTTGTAGCTCAGCATATACTTCGGGGCTTTGCTCTTGTAGGAACTTGCCTAAGTTACACAGGTCGGCAGTGAGAGTAGCAGGGGTATATATGGCTGGTGGCTTGCTTTCTATTTCCTTTAAGTTCTTCTTTTCAATAGTTACCTTATCACCTTGCTTGTAAGGTAATTGCAGTATAAAATTAGTATCCTCTTCGCTGTCGTCTTCGTCTGCTGTTGCTACCTTTACTTTAGGGCTGTATTTCTTCCACCCCTCTTGTACTAAGTTGCTTGTATGTGTTTTGAAAGGGGTGCTTTGGTTTTCAAACTCGTATACTCCTTTCTCATATACAGCAGCCTCTGAGAAGCTCTCTAAGCAACGATGCAGGATTAGGGCATATATGCGTTGGTCTTGCTGACTAAGATTTTCTATACCATTAGTCTGCCCTGTGGGTACCAAGGCATCGTGAGAGCCTGTTATTTTAGCCCCATTAACAGAAGCGGGCAGGCTTGCAGGAAAGGCAAAATCGGCAATATTAAGGTACTGATTGACCAGATTAGGCAGGAACCCTTTTAGCTTGTTATAGCCCTCTTCGGTAATATAAGCGTCTTCAGTACGTGGGTAAGAGGTTAGTTTACCCTCATAGAGGCGTTGGGCTGAAGCTAATACTTCGGCAGCGGTATACTTATAGAGTTTATTAGCCACGATAGTAAGGCTGTCGAGGGTGTGCAATAGCGGCGGGTTTTTACGCTCCGTTTTCCTTTGGAAAGACACAAAGTTATGTGCTGTAGCAAGGCTACTAAGCAGTTGCTCGGCTTGTGCTTTGCTCTCATAAATAGGACTCTCGGCAGTATAGGACACTCCGTTATAGCTATGGTGCGTGAGGAGCTTGTAGGTATAGCTTTTTTGGTGGCTTTTGTTCTTCAGGTAGCGGTCGGCTATAATCTTGAGAATAGCCGTTTGCACGCGTCCTATAGATAGGAGTTTACCCCCCCCGAGCTGTAGTGTGGCTGCCTGCGGAGCATTAGCCCCTATGAGCCAGTCGGTAATAGCACGGGCATAAGCACTTTTGGAGAGGTTCTCCAAAAAAGGGTCGCCTTGTGTGTACTTGGGAGCAGCAAAGGCTTGTCGTATTTCGCTATCATCTAAGGCAGAGAGCCATATGCGCTTATAAGGCAGCTTGCAGTTAAAGTAATGATAGATGTAGCGGAATATGAGTTCGCCCTCACGGTCGGAGTCTGTGGCTACATATATCATTGCTATATTAGGATTGTTAAAAAGCTGTGCAAGTTTTTTAAGGTGAGCTTGCCTGCCCTCATCGTTGCGTTTGGGCTCGTATACATAGCTATTGAGCGGTGGCACAAGGGGCAAATAAGACTTATCCCACTTGCCTGCAGGGCGGTAAGCTGTATCTTCTGCCAGCTCAATAAGGTGACCAAGTGCTGATGAGGCGATATAGCGGTCGCTTTCGTAATAATCACCCTTTTGGGTGAAGCCTCCCAAAGCCTTTACATATTCGCGAAGCTGAGAGGGTTTTTCGGCTAAGATTAAGGTTTTTTGCATTATTTGTAATATTGTTAATAGATGGTTATTGTTTTAAGGTTATAAGGTCGTTCAGGAAAGCTACTGGGTTAATGTATTGGTTATACTGTTTAACAGAGAAGTGCAAATGTGGGGCAGTGGATAGCCCTGTGTTGCCACTTTTGCCTATAGCATAACCTGCTTTGACGGCTTCACCAACATTGTAATATACCTCTGAAAGGTGGCAGTAGGTAGTCTCGAAGTTCTGATGTTTGACTTTGATATAAATACCACCACCTTTAGCATCCCACCCTACTCCACTAATCACTCCGTCTAAGACAGCGTAAACGGGCTGATAATAGGCGCGTAGGTCGATGCCATTATGCATACGCTCTTGCTTTAGAATAGGGTGAAAACGCTCACCAAAATGAGAGGTAATCTGCAAATCGCCCTTTAGGGGCAGCGCGGTGTGCGCTATACGGGCACTTTGAGTAACTGTCGCTGTTTGGGTTTTAGTATTATAACTCTCTAAGACTGCCTTCTTAGCCAAAGAAAGTATAATTGAGTCTTGCAGCTGCTTTAGTGTATTGGGAGCGGGGGTTGGTGGTTGTGGTTTAGCAAGGAGCCTCTTAAGAGAGTCTACCTCGCGACGAAGGGCTGCTTT